TATGATAATTTAAATGTTTCATTCCTAGTCGACGAAGGCTTCTTTAACTGGAATGAGATTCATATATGGATGACCGACTTCTGGAACCCAGAACGTGGCGGCATTACTTCAAATATAAATGAGTTAATGACCGACGCGACTCTACATATTTTATCAAATAATGGCAATCCTCTAAGAGAGATTGTTTTTCATGACTGCTGGCCTACTTCTTTATCGGCCGTTGAAATGACTACTATGGCGGATGCAGAACCAATCATGTGTGATTTAGATATTAATTATACCCATTTTACTATGAAATAAGTTTGTTTACTTTTATGACATAATATGTTATAATAGTAATATTGATGAGGAATATATATTATGAATCTTGACGAATATCAAGAAATGGCAGAAAAAGATTGTGAAATGGATAAGAATAAACTGGACCGAAAGGCCGCAGAAATTCCTGTCATTACCGCTAAATATCTCCGCTTTCTATCCAAAGAAAAAATCAAACTCAAAGCATTGGAACAACAACGTTCTAAAGTCTATCGTAATAGATATGCATATTACGCTGGATATCTTGACGATTGCTATCAATATGTACTACAAAAAAATGAAATAAAGGCTTTCCTTGAGGGTGATCTAGATTTATTGGAGGTCGAGGCACGGGTGGAAGTTCAGAAAGTCATGGTAGATTATTTGACCGAAGTTATCAATACATTAAATCGTATGGGATTCTCAATCAAGAATTGGATTGATTTTAATAAATTCCAGGCCGGTGGGTTTTAGTGCTATATTTAACTAAACATAATGATGTATATATTAGAATAGAAGTTGACGATCCTGGAATCTTGTTTGAATTAGACGATTACTTCAAGTTTAGAGTTCCAGGCTATCGCTTCATGCCAGCATTTAAGACCGGACAATGGGATGGATTCGTTCATCTATTCTCCACTCGTAATAGGGTATTATATATTGGATTGATAAACCATATTGAAAAATTCGCCAAACACTATAAGATAAAATACACCGTATCACCTGAACTAGATGAAGCATTTTCTATTGATTATGAATATGTCACACCGGAGCTTGAACTAAATGTAAAAGGCGTGGGTATAATCCCTTATGATTATCAGGAAGCGTCTGTGCGTTTCGCCATTGAGCGCAAGCGTGGCATCATTTTAGCACCAACATCGAGCGGTAAGTCTTTGATTCAATATCTTATTGTCCGTGAATGGATGAAGAGTGTTGATAAGATATTAATTCTGGTCCCCACCATCTCGCTCGTTAAACAACTATCTTCCGACTTCCTAGATTATTCTTCCACCGATGATGACTTCGATGAATCTATGGTTCATCAAATCTCGGGTGGTAAAGAAAAGGATGCAGAGTCTCAAATATATATTTCTACATGGCAATCAATTTTCAAACAACCTAAAGATTATTTTGATAAGTTCGGTGCCATCATGTGTGATGAAGTTCATACGGCGAAGGCCAATTCCATTACTAAAATACTAGAGAAGTTAAGTGATTGTCCTCTCCGCATAGGCCTTACCGGTACATTATCGGCCGATGATACTAAAACAAATAAATTAGTCCTCGAGGGTTTGTTCGGCCCCGTCTATAATGCTGTTACTACCAAGAAGCTTATGGATGATAAGACCATCGCGCCCCTTAAAATTAAATCCCTACTATTAAAGTATGGCGAAGAGGATACTAAAAATTGTAAGAAGCTTAATTATCAACAAGAGATAGACTGGATTGTTACTCACCCGGCACGGAATGAATTCATAATTAGACTTGCTCTGTTACAGAAAAGGAATACTCTTATATTATTCAATTTTGTTGAAAAGCATGGAAAGGTATTATATGAGATGATTAAAGACGCTGAATCAGAACGTCCAGTATACTTTGTATCTGGAGAAGTTGAAGCTGATGATAGAGAGGAAATTAGACGATTGACTGAAGGTCATAGTAATGCTATCATCATAGCATCGATGGGTGTATTCTCCACCGGTGTAAATATTAGAAATCTCCATGTAATGATATTCGCCCACCCAAGTAAGTCTCGGATAAGGGTGCTACAGAGTATTGGTAGAATCCTGCGTAAATCCGATAATAAAGACACCGCGATAATGTTCGACCTCGCGGATGACCTCCGCCATAAGAAACATAAGAACTATGGATTGAAGCACTGGGAGATTCGAATTAAGACCTACAATGAACAAAAGTTTGACTACGAAATATCAAAAATACGTTTACAATAACCCACTTTTATGTTATAATATAATCATATGCCAAAAAAATTAAAAACAAAAACAAAACCAAATCCCGCCCACTATATAGACAACAATCTCTTTTTAGAGCAGATGTCTACATTCGTGGATGAATGTGCAATATCATTTGATAAGGGGGAGAAGAGACCTATTATATCGGATGAAATAGCCATATCATTCATGAAAATTGCCAGGAAGTTGGCGAATAGACCTAACTTCATTGGATATACTTGGAGAGAGGATATGATTTTAGACGGTATTGAAAATTGTATTAGATACTGTCATAAGTTCGACTATAATAAATCAAAGAATCCATTCGCATATTTTTCTCAAATCTGTTTCTTCGCTTTTTTAAGAAGAATCGCTCAGGAAAATAAGCAGATTGATACTAAGTCTAAGGTATATGATACAAAATTAGACAACGGGGGTTATTATCACCTCGATAAACAAGACGCGGGTGATATGAAATATTACTCTGAACACGCTCCTTTAGAGCATTTTAATAGGGAAATTAAATGAATGTAATTAGTGAATATTATAAAGATGATGATAAAGCGATAGTCCATAAAGATGGGAAAGACTTCTGTATATCATTCGTAGATTATAATGGTATGGAATATGGTTTTGAACGATTTGTTGGTAAATCAATATATTATGTAGAAGATGCTGGTGAAAACTGGGCACTGGGAGTTAAGAATGACGTTAGGTAATTTAACAAAAGAACAAATGGCACGTATTATCTATTCATTGGATTTTACTATGAAGAACGATCCGACCGGTATTGCTGGTATAAGGGAAACCGCTCAATGGGTTCAACTTCAACGAGATGAACAACAGAAGGGCGGCCCCTGGAAAAAGAGATTAAGAGAGGCCGGCTACACTATATGAAGATAGCTTTAATTACCGATACACACTATGGCGCTAGAGGTGATAGTGCTCTATTCGCCGACCACATGGAAAAATTCTATTCAGACATTTTCTTTCCATATCTAGTGGAGAATAATATCAAAGAGATTATTCATCTCGGTGATGTGTTCGATAGAAGGAAGTATGTAAATTTCTATACCCTTAAAAGAGCAGAAGAGATGTTCTTTAAAAGACTTGAAGAGTTTGATATTAAGGCCAATATCAATGTAGGCAATCACGACTCATATTTTAAGACAACGATTGAAGTTAATTCACCGGATAGGTTGCTGGGTAATAGATTTAATATCATTAATGAACCTACAACTATTCATGATAGTATAGATATTATACCGTGGATTTGTGATGATAATGAAGATGAGATATTGGATTTTATCAAGGGTTCTAATTCAAAATATTGCTTCGGTCACTTCGATCTTGCCGGCTTCTTTATGCACTCTGGTATCAAATCACAATACTCATCACGATCATCTCATTTTCTTAATAGATATGAAAAGGCGTTCTCTGGACACTTTCATACTAGAAGTAATGATGGTCATATCCACTATATAGGTTCCCCATATGAAACAACGTGGGCGGACTTTAATGACCCCAAGGGTTTTGCTATATTTGATACCGAGACTGGCGAGCATGAATATATCGACAACCCTATTAACATTTTTGAAAAAGTGGTATATAATAATGGTATAGAGGATATTAATTCATACTCGAATAAGATCATTAAACTATTCGTAAAGAAGAGAGATAGTTTTCCAGACTTTGATAAGGCGGTGCATAAATTAGATAAAGTGGCGGTTGATGTTAATATCATTGAAGAGATTGACGATTCATTATTATTATCGGATGGTGAGATTGAAGACTTTGAAGCGGTGGACACTCTAACATACTTAAGAGGTTGGGTCGAAGGGCTTGAAAAAGAACTACACTCCTCTAAAGATAAAAAGGAGATTAAATCTCTATTGAGCGAAATATATAATGAGGCTTTAACTTGATTGAGTTTAAGAAAATAAAATTTAAAAACTTCCTATCCTATGGTAATACTTGGGCGGAAATATTATTGGACGTGACCGACACAACATTAGTCAAAGGTACCAATGGCAATGGCAAGTCCACTTTCCTGGACGCCATCACCTACTCGTTGTTCGGTAAGGGGTTTCGTAAATCATCTACTTCTGATTTAATCAATAACATTAATCGTAAAGGTCTTATAGTGGAGGTTGAATTCGTCGCCAAGGGATCTGAGTATAAAATCATTAGAGGTCTTAAACCCGCTCGGTTCGATATTTGGGTTGATGGTGTGCAAAGACACAATGATGCTAAGATTAAAGACCAACAGGTGTGGTTGGAACAGAATGTAATTGGTATGAACGATAAATCGTTTAGACAAATAGTTGTGCTAGGCACAGGCAACTATACTCCATTTATGAGACTACCCGCGGGTGATAGACGAAAGGTTATTGAACAACTACTTGATATTGAAATTTTCGGTCTAATGAATGATGTGCTTAGAAAGAAATCAATTGAATTAAAGGTTGATATAAGTGATATGGAGCATAGGATGGCTCTATTAAATACATCGATTGAAACGGATAATAAACATATCGCAGCCAATGAACTTAAGCGTAAAGTGTCTAAAGATAAGGCTCACACTGAAGTAGTTAAACTACAGGCGTTGATTGACCAATTGTTGAGTGATAATGAATCATTAATCCCACCACCCATAGATGGTATAGATGAAAAGAAGGAAAAAATTAGAAAAATTCAAGCACAGACTGAATCTAAAATGAAGTTGAGTAGTAGAAGTATTAAGCTTTTTAATACTAAATCTCAGTGTCCTACCTGCGACCAAGGTATATCTTCTGAATTTAAAGACTATATGATAATAACTCACACAAAGATTAAAAATGAGTCGGAAGGTAATCTAGATTTAATGGAAGATATGTGGGAAGAATTAAATAATGTTGTTTTAGAACATAATAATATTAATTCTAAATATAATACAAATAGTCATGAAATATCTAAATACCAGAACCTAATTGAGTCAATACATAAAACAATGGAAGATATAGAGGGTGATGATGACACTATATTTGAAAAAGAATTAAAAGAAAAGGTCGAGCGTGTTTACAATTTACAGAAAATGTTATATAATTTACTTAATAAAACACGTTTATTTAATGTGATTGAATTAATGTTAAAGGACACGGGAATTAAAACTAGGATTATTAAGAAATATCTACCTGTGCTTAATACAATTATTAACAAATATTTAAAAGAATTTGAGTTTAATATTACTTTGACTTTAGATGAATTATTCAATGAAACGGTAACCAAGAATGGTAGAGAACTATATGGTTATGTCGGTTTCAGCGAAGGTGAAAAACTGAGAATGGATTTAGCAATACTATTTGCGTTCCGGGAATTAGCCAAAATAAAGAATTCGGTATCAACAAACTTGCTGATACTTGATGAGATCTTAGATAGCTCTCTTGATCGTGCAGGGATAGAACATTTCCTAAAGATCATTAGAGGCCAGGAAAACTCTAAGATTTATGTAATCTCTCATAAGGGAGATTTGGGCGATCATTTCAAGCGAACCATAAAGGTAAGTAAGAATGGTCAATTTAGTAATATTTCGGAAACTACATTATGAACTTAAGCAAAAACACAATTGAAATTTTAGATAATTTCACATCAATCAATCCTTCTATTTTAGTCAAGAAGGGCAATAAACTACGCACCATCGCAATTGAAAAGAATGTATTTGCAAACGCTGAAATCGAAGAAACCTTCGACCAAGATTTTGCTATATATGATCTTAATTCTTTCCTTGGCGCGCTATCATTATTTGAAAAGCCAACTCTGGACTTTCAAAAGGGGTATGTAAATATCTCACAGGCCGGTAATTCTTGTAAATACTTCTTTGCAGACCCCGCTGTGATTGTAACACCACCAGAGGAAGATATTTCTCTACCGGATGTTGATATTAAATTTAAACTTCCCCACGCTTCTATTGATAAGTTATTGAAGGCCGCGTCTATATTAGCGGTTGAAGATGTTATCATCAAAAGTAATGGTGGCAAGGTTGTAATGGAAGCGGCGGATAATAAAAACTCATCATCCAATTCATTTACAATAGAGCTTGGTAGTTATGATGGCGAAGACTTCTCCGCTTCTGTGAAGACATATCACATTAATATTATTCCCACGGATTATGATATTGAGGTTAGCAAGGCGGGTATTTCTAAATGGTATAGTAAAGACCGTTCAGTGACTTATTACATCGCAATGACCATTAATTAATATTATGAAAAACAACTTTCTCTGGGTTGAGAAATATAGACCATCGACTATTCAAGAATGTGTTCTACCGAGTAATCTAAAGAATACATTCCAAGAGTATGTAGACCAAGGCGACTTTCCCAATCTATTATTAAGCGGTACTGCAGGGACAGGTAAAACTACCGTTGCACGAGCTTTATGCAATGAATTAGACCTAGACTATATTGTCATCAATGGGTCTAATGAGGGTAGATCAATCGATGTATTGAGAACGACTATTCAGAACTATGTTACCACGGTATCATTCACGGGAAGACCTAAGGTTGTTATCCTCGATGAGGCGGATTATCTTAATGTTAATTCCGTTCAACCCGCGCTACGCAACTTCATGGAAGAGTTTAGCTCAAACGCTAGATTCATTCTTACCGCCAACTACGCCAATAAGATTATTCCCCCTCTACATTCAAGAACTTCTGTAATTGAATTTAAGATCAAGAAGAGCGATAAGCCTAAGTTGATGGGTCAAATAATGAAGAGGCTAATCAACATACTCAATACCGAAGGTGTTGAAGTTGAAAATAATTCCATTGTCGCTAAATTGATTGAGAAACATTATCCAGACAATAGGAGAATTATAAATGAACTTCAAAGGCACTCAAGCGGTGGTGCTCTTAATCTTTCTGTTATTGGTGATGTTGGAAATTCTAATCTCGATGACTTAATAGTACACCTTAAAGGCAAAGACTTCAAAGAGATGCGAAGATGGGTTGGTGAAAATTCAGATCAAGAACCTGATATTCTTATTAGATCTGTATATGAACAATCCCTTGATTTATTAGCTCCGGCTAGTGTACCTGAGGTTATTGTGATGATGAGTGAATATCTACATAAGTTTGCATTCGCTTCCGACCCTGAAATTCATCTTGTGGCATTCTTTGCAGAGATGATGGTAACCGCGGAGTGGAAGAATGGCTAATCCTTTTGATCTAGTCAATGCCATCAACCAAGGGAAGGGCAATATACTAAGAGATGATGAGGAAGTTAAGTATGCGCCGTTCATGGTCAATAAGGCTATGTCTCAGTTTCCTGACACAATCTTTCAAGCATATCAAGGCGATTTGCTAGGCAACCTCCCAGATGAGATCCAGATGGATTATTATGTACACTCCATCCGCCCACGCAAAAGATTTTCCAAATGGTATAAGCCAGTGAAGGATTCCGATTTGGAGTTTTTGAAAAACCTATATAATATAAATAATATATTAGCTATTGAATATTTAAGCATCCTAACCGATGACCAATTATCTCAATTAAAGCTAAAATATAATATAGGTGGATTGAATGGAAACGGAACAGGTGATAAAATGGAGTCCGGAAATCATGGTTGAGGTTGGTTTGAATCACGCGGATGATTTTCTAAAAATTAAAGAGACACTCACAAGAATTGGTATAGCGTCAAACAAAGATAATATATTATATCAAACAGCTCATATTCTACACAAAAGAGGCAAGTACTATATAGTGCACTTCAAAGAAATGTTTCTTCAGGATGGACGACAGTCCAATCTAACAATAGAAGATGTGGAGAGACGCAACCGTATTATTAAATTATTAGAGGAGTGGAGTTTATTGTCCATTGTGTCTGATATGAGCGAACAACCAGTGGCTGAATATAATACATTTAAAATAATTCCACATAAAGATAAAAGTAAGTGGAGTTTAAAACCTAAATATTCATTTGGAGTAGCGTAATGGCAATAGAAAATTTTGACGCAAACGATTTTGACTTCGGTATTTCTTTTGAAGAAGCCGCGGTAACACAAAGTGATGTAGATGCAGTACAAAATAGTGCAGTACAAGACACAGTAATAGCTTCATCGTCTAACATTGAACATAAACTTGATTCAATTCTAGCTCAATTGGATTTTGATGAAGTAAGAGAGGTTGTTGAGACCGCCGCTCAAACTAAGGTTGAAGCTATGGCAAGATTAATTCTTCCATTATTACATAATCTTAAAAAGAGTCCTGAAAAAGATACAATTCGTTGGCCGGGACGAGGCAATGTTATTGATGCACAGATTAAAAAAATAAACGCAATCATTGACTCATAGGGTTTACAAACCTTGACTATTATGTTATAATAGTATTAACAATTGAACATTATATTATATGCAATACACGAATATCCAGCAATGGGGCCAATACATTTACGAACGCGGTATAGATAACGATGGCCACGACTATTCAAAAAAGACTAAATTCAAGCCAACACTATTCACCAACACCCTCAAGGCTAGTAAATACAAAGCACTAATCACTGGTGAAAATCTAATACCGAGAACATTTGATTGTATTCGCGACGCGAGGGATTGGATTCAAGCCGAAAAAGATACCGAGGGTAAATCAATCCACGGTATGGATACATTCTTAATTCAATATATTAGAGAAAGATTCCCAGCCGAAGTTGAGATGGATTTAAGTAAAATTAGAATCTATAATCTTGATATTGAGGTTAATTCTTCCAATGTTGACGGATTTCCCTACCCTAAAGAAGCCGCTTCACCTATCACAGCCATCACTGTTTTCGATGGAAGCGAATATCATACTTGGGGTTTTCATGAATGGAATGATAGAGGGGAATATGAGGGGAGGGTTAACTACCACCAGTGTGGTGATGAAAAGAACCTTATCGCTAAATTTCTGCAATTTTGGACTAATAATTATCCACATATAATTACTGGATGGAATATAGACCATTTCGATATGCCCTACATATATAATAGAATTACCAATGTGATTGGTGAGAATGTGGCTCGGCACCTATCACCATTTAAGATATGCAATCCCAAAGAGAGATTAATTCATAACAAAGATGTTTCTGAGGTTAATATCCTCGGCATCGACTCTCTTGATTACATTGAACTATATAAAAAATATACTTATTCTGCGCAAGAATCATATTCATTAAATCATATCGCTTTCGTTGAATTGGGTGAAAAGAAGCTTGATTATTCTGAGGTGAAGTCACTCGTTGAACTTGAAGAGACTAATTATGATAAATTCATTCGATATAATGTGAAGGATGTAGAGCTCGTGCAAGGCATTGATGATAAGATGAAGCTCATTGATGTGCATGTCACAATAGCATACCAAGCAAAATTAGGTTTTTCCGACGCAGCATCACCTGTTAAGATCTGGGACTCAATTATATACCATCATCTCTGTTATGATAATATCGTTGTGCCCATCAACCGCATACAGGAAAAGGAAGACTTCCCGGGCGCTTATGTAAAAGACCCAATCGTAGGTTTTCATGATTGGATTGTATCTTTCGACCTCGCGTCTCTGTACCCGTCTCTTATAAGACAATTCAACATCTCTCCAGAAACTATTGTCGATGGAGCTATTATCCCAGCCACTGTTGATGAATTCGTCAATGGTAGTATAGATACAACTGAAGCTATAGATAATGATTATACTGTAACGGCCAATGGGCAGATGTATAAGAAGGGTGAACAAGGGGTGCTGCCATATTTGATGGAGTGGTTATATAATATCCGTAAAGAAACAAAGGGTAGTATGATTAAGGCGCAGAAAGAATTACAATCATTACAAGATGGTTCTGATGAATATAAGACCACATCTAATCTAATTACACAATTAAATAATAAACAGATGGCGGCCAAAATTCTATTGAACTCCGCGTATGGTGCACTTGGTAATAGATATTTTAGATTCTTTGATTTAAGATTGGCTTCTTCCATTACACTCTCCGGTCAAATGGGGATTAGATGGATTGCCGATAGACTAAATCTATACTTCAATGATATGTTGGGTGATGATAAGGATAGAATAATCGCCATCGATACAGACTCAAATTATTTGAACTTGTCGGATGTGGTGACTAAATATATGGATGGCTATACCACGCCAATGATTGTAGATGCACTGGATAAATTCTGCAAAGATCTTGTTGAACCATACATTAATAAATGCTATGATGAGCTTGCTGTATATACAAATGCGCGTGAGCAATTAATGATTATGGACCGCGAAGGTATTTCCGACAAAGGATTCTGGACAAGTAAAAAGCGATATGCCCTACGCGTACATGATAATGAGGGTGTTCGCTACACCAAACCTAAGACTAAAATTATGGGTCTGGATCTCATTAAATCGAGTACACCCGCTGTGATTAGAAAATCATTACAAGACTCTCTATCAATTCTTTTCGATGGTAATAATGATGAGATGCTCGATTATATTGATGCTGAACATGAAAAATTCAAATCATATTCACCGGAGGCTATAGCCTTCCCAAGATCTGTGAATGGTGTTAGTAAATGGAGTGATGTAGACATAGATGGTATAATAATTCCCAAGAAGGGTTGTCCTATCCACGTAAGAGGTGCAATTATTTTTAATCAACTTCTGAGAAAGAATGATGAAGAGCCAATCGGCGATGCTGAAAAGATTAAATTCATATATCTTAAAGAACCAAATCACGCTCATACGCATGTAATAGCCTTTAGGGATGGAATACCTGAATATTTTGATCTAGAGAGATTTATTAATTATGATCTTCAATTTGAGAAGACCTTTCTACAACCCATCAAAGGTATATTAATAGCCGTGGGGTGGGATTGGGAACGCAAGGCAAGTTTGGAGTCATTTTTCGGATGATGTTCGGTCTATTATTTGTTACCGCCGTATTAGTTTTTCTAAGGGCCTTTCAGAGTCAAAATGTAGTACACGGTCATTATCGTGCCGCGGTGTTTACATCATACGCTATGGCTATAGCCGAAGTGATGTTGGTGTTATATATAATAGACGGTGGTGTAAATACAATTCCGTGGATAGGTTCAGGTGGTGCATTAGGTGTAGTCGGTGGTATGTATTTTCATAGAAAATATTTACAAAAAGATTAAAGTATGTTATAATAGTAATAAAGGAGAAATTATATGAATGAATTATTATCGAGACTAAAAAAGGTCTCAAGTTTGGATGACGCGGCCATATTAGCCGAATCATCATTTTTTGTTAATAAGGATGTAATACCAACAGACATACCTATGATAAACGTGGCTTTATCAGGTAAAATGGATGGCGGGTTATCTTCAGGTTTGACGGTTCTGGCCGGTCCGTCGAAACATTTTAAAACATTATTCGGCATATTAATGATGGCAGCATATCTTAAGAAATATGATGATGCCATCGTCTTATTCTATGATTCAGAATTCGGTACACCCACCGCTTATTTTGAATTATTCAATGTAGATACTAATAGAATTCTACATCTACCTATTAAGAATATTGAAGAACTTAAATTCGATATTATGCAGAAGATCGAAGAACTTAAACGAGGTGATAAGGTATTCATCTTCATTGACTCCATCGGTAATTTAGCTTCCAAGAAAGAAGTTGATGATGCACTCGATGGTAAGTCGGTCGCCGATATGACTCGAGCCAAACAACTTAAGTCTTTATTTAGAATGATTACACCATATCTAACAACGGTTGATATTCCAATGGTTGCTGTAAATCACACATACCAAGAAATGGGCCTATTCCCCAAGGCGATTGTATCGGGCGGTACTGGTGTCATGTATTCTGCTACAAATGTATGGATTATTGGTAGAAGTCAAAATAAAGTAGGCAAGGATCTTAAAGGCTATAACTTCAATATCAACATTGAGAAATCAAGATATGCTAGAGAGAAGAGTAAAATTCCAATTACAGTATCATTCGATGGTGGTATTAATAAATGGTCTGGTCTTCTAGATGTGGCAATGGAGTCTGGTCATGTCATTAAGCCCAAGGTTGGTTGGTATATTCGACCTTCTATAACTGATGATAAATCGTGGAGAGCGAAGGACACCAACTCACACGAGTTCTGGGACCCAATTATTAATGATACAGACTTCCCTAAATGGGTGGAGGATAGATATACTATAGGTACTGTTGATAATGGGGAGTCTGATGAATCCGAATTGGTTGACGATTAATACTAAGTCAAATCTTATAGTTCAAATCAATGTAGATACCGTTGTCATAAAAGATGATGGTGAACTATCGGTGGACACTATGGTATATACAATGGACGGAAGTCTAGTAGAGAACGGTAATTATGATGAAGAGGTTGAAACATCAATCTCTGATTTTGTACATGAAATATTAAAAGAAGAAATGGAGAAATAAATGAGTGAAGTAAAAACATTAAAATTAAGTACAGGTGTAGATATTGTAGCAACGGTGGTTGAAACTGGTGATGTATACACATTAAAAGACGCTATTGTAATGCATCAAGTAGATGCAGGCGATGGTCAATTACAGATAGCGGTATTACCGTTTTTAGCATATTCTGCCAAAACTGAAAGCTTTGAAATAAATTCAAAACATATAATTGTTGTATCTGTGCCAAGTATCGAAATATTAAATCAATATAATTCTGTATTTGAAACTATTGTGACACCTAAGAAACAAAGTATTATAGTATAGTATTTACTTTTAACCTATTTTGTGATTATGAATTCTATTGAAAATGTTATACTCAGTAACTTACTTAACAACCCGGATTTTCTACAACGGACAATAGCATATATCAAACCCGAATACTTCCACGATTTTTCTGATCGTATTCTGTTTGAAGAGATTATAAAATATTCCGTTAAGTATAGTTCGGCCCCGAGCATAGATGCACTGGGTATACAACTAGAGAATAGAGAAAATCTAAATGAAACACAATATGTAGCGGTTACTAGTACACTCGCCGAACTCGGGGGTGACTCACATGAATATGATTGGCTCTTAGATTCAACGGATAAATTCTGTCGTGATAAAGCCGTTTATAATGGTGTAATGGAGGCGATCGAGATCATTGATGATGAGAATGGTCAACGAGGAGGTATACCAGATCTATTAAGTAATGCACTCGCGGTATCATTAGATTCTCATGTAGGGCATGATTGGATAGGTGATATTGATTCTCGATTTGATTTTTATCATAAGACGGAAGAACGCATACCCTGTGATATAGATTATTTGAATACTGCTACTAAGGGTGGTATTCCCAATAAGACTCTTAACATTATCCTCGCCGGTATTAATGTTGGTAAATCTCTGGCCTTGTGTCATCTCTCTGCTTCATATATGGCCCAAGGTAGGAATGTTCTATATATTACTATGGAGATGGCGGAGGAACGAATCGCCGAACGCATTGATGCAAACCTACTCAACATTTCATTGAATGATATTGAAGATTTGAGTAGAGAGGAATATACTTCTAAGTTTAATCACGCGATTAAGAACATTAAAGGTAAGTTGATTGTAAAGGAATATCCTACATCAGGTGCTTCGGTTAATAACTTTAAGGCTCTATTGAAGGAATTGGCGATTAAAAAGAAATTCAAACCAGACGCTATCTTCATCGACTATCTCGGTATATGTGCTTCGTCTAGATTCTCTGGTGGTTCTGAAAATTCTTATCACTACGTTAAAGCTATTGCAGAAGAGTTAAGAGGTTTGGCGGTGGAGAATAATGTTCCCATTTGGTCCGCCGCACAGGTTAATAGAAGCGGTTTCTCCGACACAGATCCAGATATGACCTCCACCGCGGAATCATTTGGTCTACCCGCCACCGCCGACTTCATGATTAGCATGACTACTTCCGATGAGCTATTACAGCTTGGTCAAATCAAATTCAAGGTCTTGAAGAATAGATATAGTGATTACAAGAAGGCATTTGTGTGCGGTATTGATTATCCACATA